GTTTTGCACGTGTAATGGGGCACCGGTCTGTGTATCTACACCCCAGCACTTGTGGGGTTGGCAACCTACAATTCGGCATGGTGACATGCAAGATTAACTTCGGATCCAGCGGGGGCTGGACGACGTGCCAACGTATAGCCTGCCATTAAGTTGGTGGGTTACCTCAAAACACACCTAACCTAGCCATGGAGAGCTCTAGTCGTCTAATGACGTTAAAGAAAAGCCAGGAGGAAGAGTCAACGGTGCTTAGTCACCAAGGTATGACATATACTCCTGAACATGACCGGTCCGTCTCTGGCCCTGATCATGTGCAGAAAAAGCTACAGAGATATGACGATGATGATATTAAGGAGAGGTCATCACGCCATAAACATTACTCTCCCCAAACGGGTACTTCGCCCAACCCGACTTGTTCTACAAATAGTAAACAATCTAAGCCCAAATTTGCTGTCAAAAATCACAGAAAAACAAAGAAAAATGCCTCAGGCAGCAAACAGCAGGCTATTATTGATAGTTTACTTGAGGCTGAACAAGAAATGCTAGGCGTGGAAGATTCTAAACTACCGGAGATAACAGATGATACTTATAGTGTCAACGTTATGGCCGTAGAGTATGGCTCAAAGCACCACCACTATCAGCTTACTAAGGTAAATGACTATGTGGTGGCGCTGCGAGGGTTCTTTAAATTTGGAACCTCCAGAGTATACTTGTGTGGTTCATATCCCATATACGATGGGGTCTCGAATGTAGAAGAGTCATCCAACTGCGAAATCTTGTACAAGCACAAAGAATTTATAGGCCTACAGAATGAATCGTCAGTTTATGACGTTCCACTTACTTTGGAAGACAAAGTTTGGTCTTGTGTGCGTACAAGCCTCCTCAAGATTGATTACCGCAAAGCGATTAATTTGGACAATGTGAGAAACACTACCAAGGTGGTGTACAAACGCTATTGGCGCGATTGTCCGAACTTGGATGCGGTCATTTCCGATGTAATCAGCTCAGAAAAGTTTGAACAAATGTATTCCGATCAACTTAAAAGACATGGGAATCTATTTGATAAACGAGCTGAAAATATAGTCCGCGGCCATTGTGCTTCAACAGGACTATTCTACGATGATGTGTACAACCAGAGCTGGTTTTACACAGTTGGGCGCGTAGCAGCATACGGAATAGCGACCTTAACTGGCGCAGCTATGGTCAAGCAAGCGAAATCTGGTTGGACTAAATTAGCTGGTGGTGTCTTGTCAGTGTATGCCTCTTACAAGATGTACCAACATAGACATATCCAGCGGGGAACTATGCAAGACATGTTACTCCGAACCAAGTCTCAAAACATCTACAAGTTAGTCCCTTGTAGCATGGCTTCCATTGACCGTACGCTTGTCAACTTCGACAAGATACCTGAACCTGTATCGAAAGATGCCACTGTCGAGTACTCTTATATACCTCAGGACGGTGCAGATATTGACTCAAAGCCTGTGGACATTTATGGTTCTGTTATACCAGGACCTATGTGTTATCCTTACCAGAATGAGCAAAACATGCACGCTGCCCTGAATATGCGAATGTGCAGCTCGGATGGCGTCCAAAAAGACAAGAAGAAAGAATTTTGGGATTTTGCGAAGAGTCAGATCGATCTATTGCCTACTTTTGAACTAACTGCTGAACCTTCGGTCAATCTCCAATTCCTACAACGGAAGTATGGAGAGAAGAAGGGCTCTCGACTTCACCAACTGGCTTTCGAGCCGTTGGAACCGTCAGATATGATATATGACCTATTCATTAAAAATGAGGTCTACTTCAAGGATCCTGAAGATATCAAACCTCGCATGATTTGGAATGCTCCTGAGAAATTGATAGGACATTTCTCTATGTGGTTTGATGATCTTGGGAAACAAATGAAGGAGTATTTTGACGGACATGATGGTTTGTATTATGCGTGTGGTGCTACACCTGATGATATCGGGGAGCAGGCATCAGCCATGTACAATCTTTTCACCAGAGTATTTGAGAGTGATGTTAGCAGTTGGGACGGCTCTATAGCCAAGTTATTGCTAGAGGTGGAGATGTACTTCTTGGAAACAAAGGTATCTTGGTTCCCAGGGAAAGATTTTCTACTTAAGCACTGGACTAAATTGAAAGGTAGGACGAAGTCAAGACTTTTGAGCGTTGTTATGGAACATGCCCGTAGATCTGGAGACCTATGGACTTCTATGTTCAATACTCTTCTTAACTTTATAGTCACACGCTACTGCTATAAAGATACAAACGCTCGGGTCATGGCACTGGGTGACGATAACGTCGTGGGTACTGATAGTGACATTTCTATTGACGAAGTCCAGGAACGATATTCTTGGCTCGGCATGAAGTGTCAAGTTATAGAGAGACCGGACATTGACTACCTTACCTTCTGTTCAGGAAGATTCTACAGGGTGGCTGATGCTTATAGGTGGGGAAACCTACCTTTTCGTACTCTCGCAAAATTTGGTATGAATCACGGTAACCACGACCCAAAGTTGTTCAAAGGCTTGTTGTATGGGACTTCGAAGAGTCTCCTGTGCACTGCTGGTCATATCCCTATAATTGGTTCAATCATTCGAACCATCACGCGTACTGCCATTAGGGATCGTATCAAAGCGCGCAAGGATAACAGGTTTGACAACCCTTATCGACCCCAAGGGGGCTTGGTTTTAGCTCCAGATATGGACACATATGAGCAGTTCTCAAAAATATATGGACTACCCATTGATTTAATCATGGGTCTTGAGTCTTATATTGAGAGCACCCTAGATATTAGAGATTGTCCATATTTACTCAATGACACCATCTTTACGCATGGTTTGAGTGTTGACTTGGGCGTGTTGTGTCATGACTTAGGTCTTAATGTGCACGTGGAAGAGAAAGAAGCCTACGAAATAGTCGTGGCACCTGTTCAAGAAGAGATTATGAAATTAGTAAACATAGACGGATCATTGGAAAATGCATTGAGGAGTGCGTACCTTTTTGGTGCATCGGAAGATCACTTATTCGGTACCAACACCCATGCTTACTTGCATACGTTATTTACATTCGTTTCCTTCTGTCATCTGCCAACGGGTATAGGACTCCACACTGCATATAACACATACGCATTAAATAGCAACATCGTTCCATGTGCGGGCCGCCGCAAACGCAAAGGGAAGAAATCCCGTAAGAAAAATGGGAATCAACAACAACAAGGAATAGCTAAAGCGGTAGCAAAAGTTCTCAAGCCATTAATTGCTCAGGGCTTGAGGGCCGGTGGTGGATATGTGGGACAAATGATTGCCCCTGGTGTGGGGGCTGGTATTGGTGCTAAAGCTGGCGGATGGGTGTCTCAAGCTTTGGGATTTGGTGATTACCAAGTCTCGAAGAATACACTTAAATCCGCGCCAATGTTTGGCAAAGGGGCTAGAACCCTCAGAGTCAGACATAGGGAGTTTATTACCGATATCAGTGGTAGTACGGGATTTAACCTAGAAGCTTACAGGATAAATCCCGGAAATACCAAGTTATTTCCCTGGCTAGCAGGTTTAGCCGCATGTTATCAGCAGTACAAGATCCATGGACTAATGTTTTATTACAATAGTACCAGTGCTACAGCTCTTAATAGTACTAATACAGCCTTAGGCACAGTTATCATGGCAACTAACTATGATGTGTCCGAGAACAATTTTAGTACTAAGACTGAAATGCAGGCTTCATACTTTTCGAATGCTGGAAAGCCAAGTGAAGACATCATTCATGCACTTGAGTGTGATCCCAAGCAGCGACCAATTGATGTCATGTTTGTGGACAACACTGGTGAGGGCAACGATGACCCAATGATGTTTGATCACGGCAATTTCCAGATCGCGACTACTGGTATGCAGGCCTCAGCAACTATAGGTCAACTGTGGGTGACATATGACATTGAGTTAATAAAACCTAGATTCGCAGCAACTTCAAGTCGGAATTCTCATTATTCCGCGGGTGCATGGGACGGAACTGATAACTTCGGTTCTGTCGTCACGACACCACTGGGACCGGACCTTGACATTGTGAGTACCGGTCAGGTAACTCTCGAAGGTTGGAGGGGTAGAACTGTACAGATCATTATCGTGTGGTATGGCACAGCCACGATTACGTGGGCTAATACACCTAGCGTCACGGTAAGTGATGGTTTAACCGCTTACAACAATATGAGATTAGGGAATTAC